GTAGAAACATTAACTAGATATGCAACTAATCCAAATTATATAAAATTATTAAAAAAAACAATAAAATCTTTAAGAAATGAATAAACCAATTAATAAATATATTCAACGCAAGATAGATCAAGCTGTGGGTATAGATGATTTAAGAAGATGGGAAGAAGTAAGAGATAGGCAAATTTTAAAACAAAAGATAGAAAAAAGTAGAACTAGAGAAGTAAAATTAAAACTAAAATTATTTTTTGATAATCTTAAATATAAAAACGATAAATACAAAATAGCAAAAAACTTTTTAAAAACAAATAATGTTTGCTATGTATATTTTTTAATTAATTATGATGAAATCGTTTATATAGGTAAAAGTATTAATTATGAGGCAAGAATAACAGCACATGGTTTTGATTACAATTTAATAAGAGTTATTAAAACAAATGAAGAATTAGGAGAAAAATGGGAAACCAAACTAATAAAAAAATATCAACCAATAAATAATAAAGATGGTATCACAACATTTAAAATTGATTTAGATACTAAAAAAACTTGTTATAGAGATATGGGAAAGGTAAGAAAATATGATCCAATCAAACCCAAACTAAATTTGAAATTTAAAGAAACACACATAAAAAAAAAATATTATACAAGTAAAGACTCACGCAGAATTTATTATAGTTTTGAAGATACAATAGATAGACTTAAACAATACAAAATTAAATTTTGGTCTTATGAAAATAAAAGAATCAAATTTTATACATTTAAACCTGATAATGTAAAAAATATATATTGTATTACAAAAACTCCAACAGATGTTGAAAATGAAAGAGTATCAAATACAAATTAAATTAATTAATTATTTAAAACAAAAAAAACTCTCAAAGTTAAGATTTTTTCATATTCCAAATCAAGGAGTAAGGTCAATCAAATATAAAATGTTATTGGCTCAAATGGGAATGAAATCTGGTTGTCCTGATTTAATCCTAGAGTTTAAAGGTGGGAAAATGGTTTATATAGAACTAAAAACTAAAAAAGGGTCATTGAGTAAGAGTCAAAAACTATGGCAAAATATATCAAATGCCTTGAAAACACCACATTATATACTGAAAGGAGAAATTAATGATTTATTTATTCAATTAAATAATATAATAACTAAACACTACGAAGCATAACAACTATAACTAGAAATGGAGCAAAAATGGATAAAGAAACTAATAAATTTCACGCACTACAATTATTTACTGATACCTTTAGTGCTGAAACTGTTCATCTAACTAATGATGCTGTTGGAATATATATAAGATTACTTTGCTTTTCTTGGACTAAAAACACAAAACCATTTATGACAAATTCTGCATATAGAATATGTCAATGTATTGATGATAATTGCAGACTAGAGGTTGACGCAATACTTAATGAATTTTTTATTGTTGGCGAAGATAAAGATTCATGGACACATAAAAGATTAACAGCAGAACATGAATATTTAACAGCTAAATACAAATCAAGGTCAGAAGCAGGAAGAAAAGGTGGTCTAGCAAAAAGCGATAATGCTACAAGCAAAATCGTAGCACCTATACCTATACCTAATCCTATTCCAAAAAGTAATATACAACCTATGTTTGATAAATTTTGGAGTCTATTGGATATTAAAAAAGGTTCTAAACATTTAGCAAGTAAGAGATACGCTCTCAACTGCTCTAATATGAATCCAGAGGAGGTTGCTATCAGTTTTAACCGATATGCCTCTACTGTTAAGGATAAGGAGTTCCTAGCCCATGTTTCTACATGGATTAACCAAAGAAGATTTGAAGATGAAGATAATAATAAACCTGATATTAATAATGTTATAAGTAGATTAGTTAAATTAGGATATAATCATGTGGGTAAGAAAGATAATTTTGAAATATTCACTAAAAATAATAAAAATTATAAGATTAATAGATTTGATAAAGATTATATGATTGTTGAAGATAAATAGTGATTATTTAAAATATTCTATTATTTCTTTAGCTAAAATATTAGACTCATCAATATTTTTTAAGGTTTTTAATTCAATATCATCAAAGTAATTTAATATATTTGATATTTTAGTTATTCTTCCTTTTAAAAATTGTGCAGATTGATTATCATTTCTTTCTTTGTGTCTATTATCTAATGTGTTTTGGTCATTTTCTAATATTATAGTTCTTGTTTTATATAATTCTTTAATGAGTTTGATATTATTTAAAGAAAATAATCTATCGCCCTCAAAAAGTATATTTCTTTTATTGAGTTTAACATATTTAATAAAATCTTGATTTACAGCCATACTTAATTTGTCAGTTCCACAAAATATATCGTTATTATAAATACCCATTATAACTAAATTTTTTTCTTTAATAAAATGACCTCTTAATAAACCAAACTTAAAATTTTGATAAGTGAATTTAGTTAGTATTTTTTTCATTAAGGTAGTTTTGCCAGTTGCTGGCACACCACCTATCGCTACGCATTTATGCAACATAATCATTATAATTATTTTTAAAACAGTCCCATTCTTTATTCATCATAATAACTTGTCCAGTATTTCTATAATGATCTTGTTTCATTTCAGTTACTCCAGCATCTTTAGGATTATCTTCATATCTTAATTCTTTAGGCAAACAATCTTTTCTCATCTGCCAAAATATATCAAATTTATTACCATGTTGAGATTCTGCATATTTAATTCTATTATACATCATATCCATATAAACATTTGGGTATCTTCTTTTAGGTCTATGCCAAGATTTATAATTACATAGAGTGCTTTCAAATGTAAAATAACTTACATCTTCATGTTTAATTCTAGCTTTAGCTTCATTAAATATTTTTTCAGCTTCTAATTTAATCCATTCAATAGTTTCTTTATCATAATGAATTTTTTTCTTCCACCAATCTAAATCATCTCTACCTAAAATTTTACAAACACCATTTCTATGAGAACGAGAACCACTAATATCTTCAAAATATAAATTATTACAATCTACATTTATACCTTGTATTCTTAAATATTCTAAATAGCTAAAAGCAGATAACCTACCAAAAGATAAAAAGTTTTTTCTAATATATTCCCAACATCTTTCATAGTTTTTAAACTTATCATTAGAAGTAGTTAAAGAATTATAAAATTCTAACTGACTTCCATATTGATCAATACACTTTTTATATGATTTAACACAGTTAGGAAATCCTGTCTTACCTATCTTAAAATATCTTCTATCTAAATCCCAACCACTACCAACTTTATATTTTATATATTCTTTATTCCACCATTGATCTAATTTATCTATATCTAAATTTTTAACACTAGGAAACTGTTTAAATATTAACCATGTTGAAACAATGTTTTGAGTACAACCATTAATGTAAGCAATCCATAAATTTTGTTCTATATCTAAATTAAATTTTTTACTCAAGTAAGGAAAGGCAAAGTAAATACCACCAGGGTGGCTTTTATACTTTAGATGAAACTCATAAAATCTTAAAAAAACTTCTCTCCTATATTCTGGCTTTCTAAAATCCATGCCTACTTTTAAATCTTTTATTTCTTCTATATTATTTAATTCACAATATCTTCCGATCATAAAATTTTAAAACCTTTATTAGATTTATCTAATGGAAATGATTTTTCTGTTAAATTATGTTTTCCTTTTATAGCTTTAATATATGCCGCATTCTTCGCCCTGTAAGCAACTTTGACTATTGAATAACCGACTTGACTATATAACCAATCAGACATAGCTTTAAAGTACTCTGAAAAAGATTCTAAACCACTGACATTTAACTCTTTAGCATAATTAGAACCATGAATTTTTATAGAATATGTCATTGAAGTATCTGTCCAACATACTATTTCTGGTTTAGAAATAAAAGAAGCTAAAAAATTTGACCACTTACCTCTTTTTAAATGTATGATACTACTATGAGGAAAATCTAGCATTTTAATATCAAAATATTCATTATCTAATATAGCTTTATGACCATCTTCTTTAAAAGATTTCCATCTATTATCTTCTTTTAATTGATTAAAACATTCTAAATCAATATCTGAAACTTTATGTTTTTTAACATTTAACATATTTTGTAGTAGTGTTGCTTGAATACCCACTCCAGCAAAATATTCTCTGATAGAATATTCTTTATTTATATTAACATCTTCCAATAACCATTCAGTAGCTATACACTTTGCTGAAACTAAATCTTGTCTTGATGTTATAAAATGCAAATATGATTGATCGTTTCTTTTTTTATTACTTTCATCTTTTAAAGGAACATTAATACTAACTCATATTTATTACAAAGTATTGCTTTTTGAGTCATTTAAAATTTCATCTTTTATTATTTTTGCTCTTTTTAGTTCTTCTTCATCAGCAACTTTTTTAGTGTTAGTCTTTGCTCTATTTAATTCATAATCAGCATTACCACAGTATATCATTTTTTCTCTATAATAACAAACAACACTAATCCTTTCATAAAATGATTTTGTAGTAGTTTCTGTGTTTCCATGTAATTCGTGAACATCAAAGATTGCTAAATCTCCATTTTTTAAATCTAATCCTATTCCATATTTTGGTATTACTGTAATAGAACCCTCATAATCTCCTCTTGATATTACACCCAAGTTTCCAAATCCCTCTTTTAAATCTCCATTATCATAATGACCAGCAGTTCTAAAATTTTTATTAACTGTTACTGTACTGAAAGCAGTATCTTTTATTATAAAATCTTGTGAACTTTTTTCTGCCATTTTTTTTTGAATTTTATACCTAGCTGGTGCGTGTTGTTTAAAAAAAGCATCAACATATTTTATGTAAGGCAAACAATTATTATATTCTTTCCAGTTCCTTTGAGTCCACATACTAGTACGACAATAAGGTATCCTTGGGTATCTATCACTAAAACCAATTATAGAACTTTTAACTGCTCTTGCTTTAGCTGATTTAGAAAGTTTTCCACTTTTAAGTAAAGGTAAAAATCTATTACCCATTATCTTACCGATAGTAAGACCATCAATCTTATCTCCAATTTTATAATTATCTGGAATAGGTCCTGCGGCTTGACCTCTATTATTACTTACTGATATTGATTTTCTAAATGAACTTCTACATTTATCAACAACTTCTTTAGGTACAGCATTTTTTTTAAAGACAGCAAGTATGTCGCCATTCTCATTTACTATTTTTGTATCTTCTGTAATATGATGTTTAATTAAATCTTTAGTAAAAAAAGTTCCTTTTAAATTAGAAATCTGTTCTTCGTTTAGTATAGGATTAAGTTTGAGAAGCTTCATTTAATACTGCTTTCAATACAGCATCAGAAATATTATCTATCTTATCTCTTGTAGAAATTTTTTCTATTGCTTCTTTAAATAAAGTGTCATTTTCTGGATTAAAAAATAATTGAATCATTTTAACATCATTAATTCTTTCTTCTTGAGATTCTATATCTTCATTTAAATCAACATCTGATTCTTCATCAGTTTTTAATAATAAATTATCTAATTCATCATTACTAAAACCTAAAGTATCTAAATTTACATTTTCAGATAACAAATCATTAAATTCTAAATTCAATAATTTAGTATCCCAGTTTGCGTCTTGATTTAATCTATTGTCAGCTATTCTGTATGCTTTTGCTTGATTAAGAGATAAGTCAGCTATTTGAACTGGAACTTTTTCTATTCCTAATTTTTTTGCGGCTTCAAATCTAGTATGACCTACTATAATTGTAAAATTTTTATCAACTACTATGGGTTGTTGAAATCCGAACTCTTTTATGCTAGAAGCAACTTTGTCTATGTTTAAATTTTTTCTAGGATTATTAATATATGGTAAAAGTTTATTAGTTTCTATTAATTCTATCTGCATGACTAATTAATAAACAATTTTTATGAAAGATCAAGACAAAAAACCATTGGTAGTTCCACAAGAAAGACACGAATTAACTCCGCAAGGTAAAAAATATACAACTCTTGTGATGGTAAATGTTAGAGAATGTGGACTTGATTATATGTTTCATAAACATCTTATAGTTGATTATCAACATAAAGCAGGAATAAAATTTAGACAAATATTTGAATCAAGTGCTATTGGAGG